TCACTGCTGAAATTCACCAATGATGGCAATGTCTATGTAGCCGCCGCCGCAACGGCGTATTACACGGCCAAAAAGCATGTGTTTGATGGACCCGTCCAGATGAATCATACGCTGAACGTGGACAAGAACATCACCGGCCAGGCTGACATTACAGACAACGCCAGCACGCAAAGCAACTCCATGGCCGGTATGCGCCAGATCTTCAACAAACATGATCACCCGGTCAAAAATGTGCAGGGTGGCAGCTCAACAATCACTTCTGAAAAAACGGACCAGCAGCAATGACCGATATAACCGATCTGTACCACTACATGGGCGGTGATCTGGATGCATCGCCTGCGGGGGACTTGAAACCGGCAACCCTGACGGAGCGAAACAAACAACGGATCCTGCGGCGTTTACTGACGAACCCGGGCGATAACCTGTTTCATCCAGACTACGGGGCCGGACTCGGGCGGAAAGTGGGTGATCACGTCAATATTGGCGAGTGGACGGGGCTGATCAAAGGGCAAATGTTGCTTGAAGAATGCGTTGCTGCGTCTCCGGCACCATCCATCACCGTTTCGACCATTACCGATGGTGCCAGTGTAACCATTGAGTACACCGATGCTCAGTCTGGCGAGACAACCAGTCTCGGCTTTGATGTGACCAAATAAGTGGGGGTTGAATGGCAACATTAAACATCAAATCGGTTGCCGACATTGTCGGTGACCAGATCACGACGATTCAGGCCTATTGCTCATCGTTTGTGGATACGGCGATTGGCTCCATTCTGCGCTCGATGTGTGAATCCAATGCAGGTGTGGTCCAGTGGATCCAGTCACTCATTGTCACATTGCTGGTGACTATCCGGGCATCAACCTGTTCGGGGGATGATCTGGATACCTGGCTGGCCGATTTCAGTTTTTCCCGGATTGGTGCCGTTGCAGCAACAGGGGCAGTAACGTTTGCCCGATATACCGCCACCTATCAGGCATTGATTCTGGTCGGGCAGGAGATCCAGACTACAGACGGAACCCAGACCTACACCGTCACCACGGATACCAGCAATGCGGCTTACGATGCGACCCAGGCCGGATATGTCATTGCCGCCGGAGTGGCGAGCGTTACGGTGCCGGTTACGGCAGAAACAGCCGGTTCTGCCGGCAATGCATCTGCTGGCACCATCTCCGTGATCTCGGGCGGGATCCAGTATATTGATACGGTGACCAATGCGGATTCATTTACCAACGGTTCGGATAAGGAAACCGACAGTGCTGTTCTGAGCCGGTTCCGCGAATGGCTGGCGTCTCTGTCAAAAGGAACCCGGGAAGCCATCGGTTATGCCATCAGCAGCATGCAGACGGGCGTGTCCTACTCGCTGGTCGAAAACGAGGATTACAACGGCAATACCAAGCGTGGGTATTTTTATGCGGTTGTTGATGATGGTTCCGGAGCGCCCACCAGTACATTCATTGCCTCGGCCAACAATGCGATTGATGCTGTACGGGGGTTCACGATCGAATTCAACGTGTTTGCCCCGTCACAGCTGAGTGCTGCCGTGTCCATGGTTCTGACAGTTTCATCTGGCGCGACAAAATCGGAGGTGATCACTCTGGTCCAGACTGCAATCAATACCTATATCTCCGGTCTGAGTCTGGGCGACACCTTGCCATACTCCATGCTGCCAAAGATTGCCTACGGGGCCAGTGATTACGTCACGAACGTCACGAATATTACGCTCAATGGCGGCACAGCAGATCTGGTTGCTACGGCAAAACAGGTCATTCGTCCTGGCACAATTACGGTGAGTTGATTATGGCAACTGGTGATCAAAGCGATATGTTTGACCGCTTCAGGGCATTACTGCCCCGGGGCTGGTTTGGGGATGATTCGCCATTTCTGGATGCACTTGTTCAGGGCTATGCCAAAACACTGAACTGGATGTATCAGCTCTATTCCTATGCCGTGTTACAGACACGGATCCGGACATCAACCGGTGGCTGGCTGGACTTGGTGGCGAATGATTATTTCGGGGATCGGATCCATCGCAAGACAGGGCAGAGCGATGATTCTTTTCTGACCACGATCATCATAAATCTGTTCCGGGAGCGGGGGACCAGAAAAGCCATATCCTCGGTACTTTATGATCTCACCGGGCGTTATCCGGACATTATTGAGCCGTCGAGACCGGGTGATTGTGGCGGATATGGTGTGATGGGCGGTTATGGCTGTGCCGGAGCATATGGTTCGCTGCAAATGCCATATCAGGCGTTTGTGACCGCGTATCGTCCGACGGATCAGGGCGTGCCCTATGTTGCTGGTTACGGTATCCCGGTTGGTGGTTACGGCAATCCATCCTATGCGGAATATGCATCATCCGATTCACTGACTGGCGTGACGGACGAAGACATTATTGAAGCCATTGAATCCGTCAAACTCTATGGAACAACCATCTGGATGCGGATATCCAGCTAACCAATTCTGTGTCACAAACCTTTGACCCGCTTCGGCGGGTTTCTTTTTTGGGGAAAAAGAATGGATCGAAAAATTGTATATGCGGGCGCGATTCCGCAAGATACCGATCAACTCTATGCCAGCCAGTTTGCAATGATTGGTCTGGCCAAGCTGGCACAGGCCATGTTCGGAACCAGCACGATTGTGAATGGACTGGCCGTGACTGCCAGTTCACCCGCGTCGATGGTTGTGAATGTCGCAGCTGGTGAAATTTATGAACTGGCCACACTGGAAGCGACCGCATTCAGTTCACTGTCCGCTGACACTACGCATTCAATTCTCAAACAGGGGATCTCGCTCGACAGTCAGAAATTGACGCTGACCGCACCAACAACCACAGGGTATTCCATCAATTATCTGATCCAGGCGACTTACCAGGATACCGATAGTGATGCGGCCACTCTGCCGTATTACAACAGCTCCAATCCATCGCAACCATATTCCGGTCCGAACAATACCGCGACCCAGCAGTACACAACCCGTAAAGGTGCCATCGTTGTTTCGGCCAAAGCCGGCGTTGCAGCCACTACCGGATCGCAGGTTACTCCATCCCCGGACAGCGGATACGCCGGACTGTATGTGGTTACCGTTGCCTATGGCACCACGACAATTACAGCCAGCAATATCAGCCAGTATCAGGGGGCTCCGCTATTGCCTGCCGGCTTGCTGCAATCCATGCAGAACGGCTCAACAAATTATGCAGCGGATTCGGGGACTACTGCGAATGTTTACAAGGTCAATCTCACGCCAGCGATAACAACGCTGGTCGATGGCATGGAGATCTCGTTCCAGCCGAATTACACCAACACGGGCGCTTCAACGCTGTCTGTGAATGGGCTGACAGCATATCCGATCGTCGGCGGGGCTTTATCTGCTCTGCAAGGTGGTGAGATTCCTGCGGCAGGCAAAGTCAAAGTGAAGTGGCATGCCGCCAGTTCGTCATTCTTTGTGACTGCATCGACGGGGCCCCGGCAGGTGGCCAATGCTGTTCAGTCGCAGCAAGTTGTTGCATTCAATCAGCTCACATCCATTGTTGGATCGTCCAGAAATCTTCAATGTTCAGTTACTGCTGCATCAGCTACAGCGACATTAACTGCTGACGAAATTATCGTTGCCACGGCACTTGGTGGATTGAAATATCAACTCAGTTCATTTAGTAAAACCATTAATCTAGCGACTACCGGTGCGGGTGGTATGGATACAGGAACGGCACCTGCATCCGGGTTCGTTGCGATTTATGCGATTTACAATCCCTCGACTGGTACATCTGCATTACTGGCGTCGAATGCGACATCAGCAAAAGCTGCAGAGGTCTATAGCGGAAGCAATATGCCATCTGGATACACTGCATCCGCATTGATATCTGTATGGTTAACAACCAGCGCAAATTTGCTCAAAATCGGTCTGCAAAAAGGAAGAACGGTAAAAATTCCGGCGGTTATCGCATTAACAACAACAGAGATTGCTGCATCGATGGTGAAGCTATCTATCGCAGGAATTGTTCCGCTCAATGCCATTGCGGTATCTGGGCTGGCATCGTCTTCAGCCACGTCAGGAACTGGAGCTATATCACTCAGTGTTCTGAGTAATTCATCAGCAGCTGGACAGATGATTATCGCAGGGTACACCAGTTCTGGGGGATCATTCTCATCTCTTCTTCTTGATATTGCACAAACAATTTATTACTCCACGTCGTCATCAGGTCCAACAGCAATGACATCAACAATTTATATCAGCGGGTATGAAATTTAATGAGCATTTATGTCGCATTCTCCGATGAAAGCAAAGTAACCATTACTTCGGTTTTTTCTTGTCCTCAGGATATTACTATCTTCCCATATCAGGCAGCGCTTGAACCCAATGATTCAAGATACAAAGCATTCTACACAGCTCAACCGTCAGTCATTCAGGAAGATCTGACTGTTCCAACAACATCCAGCAATTGATCTGAAAAGATCAACGTTATGACCGCTTAACTGCGGTTTTTTTATACCCAAAATCTAGGAGACTTCATGGGCGATCTGACCGACGAAGAAAAACAGAAGCTGGAAGAGATGATCGACACTTGGGACAACGTCCATCGGGCAATCAAGTTTCTGAATGCCATTGGAACCGTGATCAAGTGGCTGATTGGTATCGGTGCATCGGTTGCGATCATCTACAGCTCGCTGCATGGCAAATAGTTGAAATAACATCCAAATGACCCGCTTCGGCGGGTTTTTTCGTTTCTGGAGCATTGAATGACACCACTACACGAACACGAAAAGCGCGACACGATTACGGAGGATGTGTTCTATCCGGATCATGAACATCCACGTACTGAATCATCCACGTTCCGGCACACCAAAGAGCAGGGGCATAAGGCGAAAATCCCCTGCGCTGTCTCCGGGCATACAGACGGCGTGGAGTACCACCACATCTTCTGTGAATGGGCATTTTCCGACGCTGTGGACTGGCATCTGGTCAAAGCCATCGCGCTCGGGGAGGTCACTGAATTGCCAGTGTTGGACCTCGTTACCGATCGACCAACGGGTGCCACATATCCTGCAAACAAATCTCTGATCTGGATCATTTGCAAACTTGCTGAACTGCGAGGGTTCGACTGGAAGTCATTTGACCCCGCAAAACCGGAAATGTTCGTGGACAGCATGGCAAACATGCTGGTTCTCCATTCCAAATTCCATCGGCACAAGGACCACGGCATCCACGCAATGAGTTTCTCTGAATGGCTGTTCCAGGCATTTCCGCGGGTTACCGGTTTTGTATTCACTCCTGATGAGGAGGTTTAAATGTTCAAGCTATTCAAGGACTGCTGCACTGACGAATACGGGCAGGATTTCGATGTGACCAATACGTTAGCCACTGCATCCGGTGTGGTTGGACTCTTGCTGGTCGTGATTGCGTTCTTTGCTCACTGGAATTTCAGCCTAATTGACTATTCGGCTGGTATTGCAGCATTACTTGCCACTGTATCTGGTGCGCAACGCATCAAGCCCCGGGCATTACCACCTGCGGCGCCCTTGGGTGATTCCACTCAGGGTCCGGTGCTGAATCAGGGAGGTGTTGCCAATATCGTAACGCAAGCGGGGGTAAAGCAATGATCACGCTAAAACAACTTCAAGCCATATTCCCTAAATCATCAATCGAGTCTGCGCTTATTGATTCGCTGAATCAAACATTTGAAAAGTTTCAGATCAATACACCACTTCGACAAGCTGCATTTCTGGCTCAGTGTGGACATGAATCGAACGGGTTTACGGATTTCACGGAAAATCTGAACTACTCGGCGAGTGGATTGCTGGCAACATTCCCGAAATACTTCAATGAAGTGCAGTCCCGACTATATGCAAGGCAGCCAGAAAAAATTGCGAATCGCGTCTATGCGAACCGGATGGGCAATAGTAACGAGCAATCTGGAGATGGGTGGCGCAATAGGGGGCGTGGAGCAATCCAGGTTACATTTCACGATAATTACGCCAAATGTTTGGCTGAGCTTGGAGTGACGGATCCGGACAAACTGGCTGAATTGCCGTACGCGATTCTTTCTGCAGGCTGGTTCTGGCAAGTAAACAACATCAATTTCTACGCGGACAAAGGTGACATTGATGGTGTTAGTGACGCCGTAAGCATTGGGCATAAAACACAAAAATATGGTGACGCGATTGGTTT